TAAAAGTCAGGAGTGTATGTACTGTGTCTTATATAAGCAAAAACATCTTTCTCATAAGAGAAAGGTACTTTGTTTCTAGCTAATTGATTAGCTATATCTAATTCAAAATTAGACCGGTATCCATGTGCTCGTTTCATTCAATTCTTTTCCTTATCTTTTGGTAAGTAGACCATGTAGAATGAGCCACATTTAGGACAGGACAGGTTTGTAGACATACAGTAGTCTTCCTCTTCTTCTTCCATATCATGATCTCCTCCCCAAACTACTTCTGTATTACAATGCCAACAGTTCATTCTTCTGATCTTCTTAATTTTATATCTTTTGGAGGAAAGGCATCAAACAAAGTTCCAGACTGCTCTACAGCAAACTCAAATATTCTAGGAGAGTTCTTCTTTAATTTCTCTAGCTGTTCTGTCCACTCTGACATGTAGAAACATACAAGTGCCCCTTTATTTAAAATCTTTTGTATTTTATGTAAATCAGAAGAGAGAAGAGCTATCTTTTTATCATAATCAAAATCATCCCACAAACCTCCTTCATAGAAACTTTTACAAGACCTAATAGGTATAGCAGAAAAGTTATTCCTCAACTCTCTTATAATATTTGTACCTCCTTTTCCATCTTCAGAATCTGGGTAAGCATACCAGACATTATCATTCATATAAATATCTGAAAAGCTGACATCAGTTTGAAAATAGATAGGCATTATATCTCCCTTTTTTTAAGCTTGCTGTACCAGACAGATTTTGGAAAACGAGCTGTGGAGCCTACTTTTTTATGCATGATAGCATCAGGCCAACACGTTCTTTTAAAGTCACAAAATCCACAAATACTTGACAAAACTCTATTGCCTGTCTTTTTAACATTCTTATCTTTATCTTTGTATGTTTCCTCTACATCAGTAAAACATCTTTTAAACTTTTCTCCACTCAGTAAAGCATTTAAGTTTTTCTCTGCTAGAGCAAGAGCTTCTTTCTTATCTTCTTCTTGTAGCTCAGGAGCTTCACATACCACCCACTCACCACTTGCTTTGTTAATAACAATCCATCCACCAAAATCTTTATCTCTAGACTTGCTGTACAGGTATCCTTGAGATATGTATCCAAAGACATCATCTTGCTTTATTTTCTTATAACCACCCATGTCTCCAAACTTTTGTTCAAAAGCATAAGGGCTTGCAGATTTAATATCCCACACCTTACCGTCTATCTCTACATCTAGTGTACCAGAAACAGAGTTTTTACCAAGCTGTAACTTTACAGATTCTTGTTCTGCTTCTATATCTATACCTGCCGATTTCATTACCAAAATGGCAATAGCTTCAACAAGGTCTCCAAACATAAAACGAACTAAAGAGTTATACTCAAAGTTCTTTTCTGCTCCATCTCTTTCCATTTTTTGTTGACATAAAGGTCTGCCTAGGGAGGACATACGAGGCCTCCAATCCCCTCTGTTATTAGAGAACTGACGTACTACAGATTTAGTACAAGCTTCTGTAAACTCTTTTACAAGTTTGGGGTCTAGATCGGCCCCTTCTCTTGAAACACGATCTAGAAACCCTTGTACCTTATGAAGTATAAGGTTATTCATTAACTACGGAGTCAAACTGTATCTTGTCTTTACTGGCAGAATGATACGTTTTCATAATGTTTTCATTATACCCTTTGACAGACTCCATAAATCCTCTCATTGTAGCATCATCTTCTTTTGCCCATGCCACTGGTTTTTGAGGTGTTAACTCTGAATGGAAGTATATATTTCCACCCTTCTGCTTCTTAACAGAAGATAGCCCAATGTTCATTAGCCACATCGGTTGCTTCTGTCTATTTAAGCCTTTTAAACAGTCTGCTACCGGTGAGAAGTTTGCTCCTTTTGCATACCATATAAAAGGAACGTCTTTGACAACAGCTTTACTGCCATCTTTGTTTACAGCACTATCAAAAGACACTAATCCGTAGAGGTTTTGACTGCACTTTATACTCTTCTGTACAACCCACTCTGGACTATCTTTTGGTAATGCCTCCATAGTAGTATAGTCTAATTTACCACACTTTAATCCTCCTTCAGTATCATAGAAGTCATTACTGAAAGAAGGAGCCTGTACAGTTTGGCAAGAAAAAGCACCGGCTTCATTATCCCAAACAAAGTAGGAATAAGTACGCATAAAAACACGTATGGTGGCTTTCTGTCCGTATACAGGCCCTTCCGGGGGGGTAGTCAGACTAAAATGGCCTCTTGGAAGAGCATTACCATCGAAATCTTCAGTAGCATGGTTGATTGCCAGTCTACTTATAGTTGCTTTGGTAGTGTTATGATCCAATTGACCAGTTAGTTTCATCATATCCTCTGTAGAGAGCTTATCTAAGTTCTCTGGTAGAGAAGTGTTCATTGTGGTTATTTCAGTCATGATTTATATATCTCCTTCATGTCTAACCAGTTATTACCTATTTTAATCTCGATTCCTATCGGCATATCATAATCTACATTGTATCTTTTCTTACATTCTTCAGGCAGAGAAAACATTGCTTCTTTCATTGTCTCTACAGCTAAGTCCTGCTCGTCTGGATGCACGTCTATTACAATGGAATCGTGAACCGTATTACAGATTATACTTTGCATTCTTCTATCTGTCAACAACTTTTTTAATTTAATTAAGGCAATAGGAAGAAGGTCAGCAGTAGCAAACCCTTGTACAGGATAGTTTTTAATTGCTGTAGCATTAGAAACTCCTCCATACCTCATCCTAAACACATTTTTAAAGTTGTAGTACCTACCAGATGGAAGCACAATACGATTAAAAGAGATAGCATCATTCTGTAAAGTCTCATGCCACTCTGCAATCTGTTTGTACTTTTGTTTAAATGCTCGGTAGTATTGCATCTGTTTTGGTGTACCTAAGAAACCTCCATATAAAGGTTTAAAGGTATCTGCTTTTGCTTCTTGTCTAGATACTCCTAGTACAGAAGCTGTAAAAGAATGTACATCAACATCATTTCTGACATCTTCATACACCTTATCATCCTTAGCTAGAAAACCGGCAACTCTAAATTCTAACTGAGCATAATCTCCTTCAAGTATGTGTCCACCTTCCCATCTACTCACAACTACCTTACGTACAGGGAAAGTACCTCCTCTAGGCATGTTCTGGAAGTTAGGATTCCTTGAGGACAGCCTTCCTGTAGAGGTAACACATTGCATATAATGTGGGTGGAGTCTACTTCTATCATCTAAACCTTTCTCTATACCCTCAATAAAAGTTTTGAGATAGGTTTTAATTGCATTGTATCTTATGTAGCTTTCCATAAAAGTCTTTTGTTCTGGTCTTGATGTAACTACTAAACCTTCTAGAGTAGGTCTATCTGTTTTAAAACCATGTACAGTAAGATCAATTGGCCCTCTAGAGTTCATACCCAATCCAGCAAAGTCTCTAGTAGGTCTATAGATAACACCTTTTTTATCACAGGATTTACAGATACGTTTTTGTTTACCTACAGTACCATCTCTTTTTAAAGCAAGCTTGTACCCTATGCCATTACAAGACGAACACCTTTGCATGACAGTTTTAAATAAAGGTTTTGTTAACCTAACTATACCTTGTTGAAAAGCTTGTGTACTCATAGTAGGTAATCGTTTTTTCTTTCTAGTATTACCCCTAACTTCATAACCTAAGTTAAAGTGACTAGCCCACTGCTTCTTATTCAGCACAGCCCTTGAGAATATAATCTTTGACCTATCCTCTGGACTGTCTAGATTAACAGGAGTATCTCCCATCAGGCTTTTAACCTCTGTGTTTAAGTACCTCTCTAAATCTTTTACTTCTTTTGTATAGGTAGTCTTAATCTCTGATAGATTTTCATAGCTAATTTGTAAGCCATTGTTCTCTACATCACACAGTACATCACAAAACTCATTCATCAATTCATTTGTAGCTTTAAGAGAGTCAGGCATGTTACTTATCTGAGCATCATACAATTCTTTTGTTACCTGTACATCAGCTTCACCATATTCTTTGACTACATCCCAAGGTATGCTCTCAAACGACACATTTTTTTTCATATATTCTTCGATTAAACCAGATTTCTTAGGAGACAGTGCATATCGTTCACAACACTTGGCTAAGGATAAAGGTACCTTCTCTCCACCATGTATAATATACTCAGCAATCATAGTGTCATAAACTTTGCCTGTATAGATAAACCCACAAGCTCGTAGCCATTTCAAATCAAACTTAATGTTATGTCCTACTAACAGCTCTGTATTGTCTAAAGCACTCTGTAGAGTATCTCTAGCTTTTGGGGTAGGGTCTTGTTCTTTATGATAGAAACACAAATACGTATGTTCCTGTCCGTCTGTATAGCCAACAGACACCATCATGTTTCCTGTATAAGGATCAGCATCTGTTTTCTTATCTTCATTTACTTTATATGTTGTTTCTATATCCAACCAAGTTATTTTCATTTTATTACTACCTCTGCATCTGTTTCAATCCATACTTTTGCACCACAGGATAAAGGTTTATTTGGTCTGTACACAACAGTACTCTCTCCTAGTATTTGTACTTCATTACCATAAACATTATCTTGGTAAGTCTTAACAGTAATCACAGGATTGTTTTCATTGTTCTTTTTATTGCTTCGTATAACGTGTTGGTTTACATGTATTCTTTTCTTCATGGTAGATACCTAGCTTTCTGTATATCTATTCGGCAAGTAATTGTACCATGCCAACCAGATAACTTATTTTTAGACACACAAAGATGACGAATGTAATCCTCCTCATCTCCAAAGTTTTTACCTATTCCTATAATGATATCAGCTTCGGCTGCCTTTCCTGTCTTACTATTCTCTAACATACTAAAATCTATCTCCTGTCTATTATGTGCATCATAAGATGCTTGTGATACAGCCCAAACCATACAGTCATGTCTTTTTGCTACAGCTCTTGAGCTTTCATATACTGCTCTCAATTTCTCATCCACTCTTGAATATGTTCCACTAACTTGGACTTTGTCTAGCTGATCTATAAAAACTATGTCAGGTTTGTTTATCTCTATAAACTTGTCTATCTCACGAATAGAAATCTCTCTGCCTTCAAGCATAAATAAATTGTCTTTTATATGGTTGGTGTATATGTCATTGTAAGTCTTAATATTATCTTTTAACTCACTGACACTCTTACCTAAATAAGCACAGAAAACTCTTCCCTTGACCAGACGGCCCGGTTCCTCATTTGCAAAATATGCAACTTTGAATCCTTGTTTTAGATATTCGGCTACTAAGTAAGAACAGAAAGTTGTCTTACCTGTTTCAGGTCTAGCAAAGATAATTCCAAGATTGCCTCTACCTACACCACCAACTCTATCCTGTAGAGAAGGCAACTCAAAGTGAAACTCAAAGCCTTTTTCATGTGTTTCTAAGTAGTCAGCAATGTTATCTTCTACTCGGCTGTAATTTGTACTGTCCTCTGGCTGTTTGTTAAGAAGTTGATCTATAAGAACTCTAAGC